ATGGCACGGAAGTGAGCAGACGTACCGTCTTTGACGACGAGACGACCGTACTTCATCGGCATGGGCTTCCCCTTCGGGGTCTTCACAAGTGCGCCAATACGCATCATCGCTTTCAACCCAGGGTAATCAAGGTTCATGTTTGCCGTCGTTCCATCATTCACGACGTTCGACCAGGCCGTCCCACCATCTTCACGCGTGTGAGAGGCGGTTGCCATTGCCGATCCGTCACCACCCGTCGTTGTGACCGAATAGTTTCCATTGTCATCGGAAGTCGTATAGGACGACAGATATGCTGCGTCATACTTTTCCGCAAGCAATTCCTCACGACGCGTCATGCAAGCTTTCTTCAGCTCACTCACAACACGGGTAAGATCACGCTTTTTGATTCCAAACTTCCACAGGTGCCAGGAGAAACCGAGAACCTTACCGTAGAGTACCTGCGTAAAAGTTTGATCGAAACCCTGTACTGGTGATTCAGCATGGAGTGTTCCTGACTCAACTACCCGCGCGGCACTTCCCAACCCTGAAAGACTCGACAAACTTGTTACTCGCCATTTGGCGGACTGCATCATTTCTGTGCAGTTCTACGGTTTCCTTAAAGATTATTGCCGTAGTTCAGACTGTCGCATCCACCATTTTTGGTGGTCTTCTCATTCAGTCGTTGCAAGTGTCAGAAGATACTTGACTTTTAGGCCGAGGTACGATATTGTGTCCCGTTTATGAAATGTCATATCTGTCATAAGCGGTTCACCCCACACAAGCGCACTCCAACGTCACAACTTTATTGTTCGCGTCGTTGTAACAAGATCGCTTACTATCGTCGTAACCGTACCCGTCTCTTGAGAAAGAAACATGATTGGTACCATGGTATACGAGCGAAACTAACGAAGCCATCACAAGCTTGTGCGTTTTGTGGTTCTATCTTTTCTAGCTGGCGCACCAGTCAACGTTTTTGCAACGTGCAATGTACGAAGAATGAATGGGCTAGCCGTCATCGAGATTACATGCGGAAAGTTTGTAGTGATTGGCAACGAAGTGCCGCAGGCAAGCGTTCCTATCAGAGAAACCATGCTCGGATTCTACACAACGCTCATGTCCAGTCAGCCCGTCGTCGTGGCGCACCTGGTTCACATACGCTGGACGAATGGGATGCGCTCAAACGCAAGCATAAATTTTCTTGCGCCTGTTGTGGTAAGCGGGTAAAGCTCACCAAGGATCACATCATCCCAATCGTGAAAGGTGGCTCCGATGAGATCACCAATATCCAGCCTTTCTGTTTTCCCTGCAATGTCTCGAAGAATTCTCGGTCTAATTGTCAAAGGAACCACTGACTTCTTGAGGGTTATCTATCGCTAGACTTTCCCCATTGATTAGAGAAGATTTTAGAAGGACTCGTAAGTCAATCCTTCATGTAGTAATCCTCAACGCCCGTCGTAACGTTGTACATCTTATCGTAATACGTTCCGACATCTGGAGTGTCCTTGAGCCAGATCTTCTGAATGGCAACGTCTACCAAATCAGCAGCCTGACCCAATGTTAATGGCGAGGCCATATAATTATGTCAAGTTATGAATTAGGTGGAAGTTGATTGAAGACGCGTAAACTCACCGAGCATCTTCCGGTTCCCAACAGCACCCACGTTCGCATACGGTGTGAAGACACCGGTCGCGCCGGTCACATCAGATGCCGTATTCGAGAGATACGCATGGTCCGTCAACGCACAACTCTCAAAGAGCTGGTTCGACGCATGTGTATCATTGGTGCAGTCCGCTTCCCAGATCTGTCCTGGTCCTGTGATCGGAATGACTTTGATCGTTGTTGCCCCAGTTCCGATCGTCTCTGCCGCCACACCCCAAATGGTGTGGATCGTGGACGATGACGTGGCACGCTGAACGACGTTACCCGAAATGTCGAGCAAATCGCCTGTGGCGATCGCCACTCCTGCCGTCACAGGAAGTTCAACTGCAAAGTTCTCGGGCATTCCCCCGCGAAGTTTGAAGGCCATAAGTTAAATGGTTAGCTTCTAAGTTAGAAGCTCTTCGAGTTCCTCTTCCGTAAAACCTTTGAGTCCCACAAGGGACGGTTTTTCACGTGTTGGAGTAACCGTAGAGCGTGTGCCTCCCGTACCCCCCTTCGCAGAAGCATTGATCTTCTCACGTGAGGCGGCTGTGGTTGCACGGCTACGGGTTGGAAGTGGATTCCCAGGACTGACCATCGAGTGAGCAACGTCCATGATCTTCTTGATCTCTCGTGCGGTCGGTGGAGCCTTGAAGTAGCCATTGATGGCTTTCTGTAAGGTGGACCACTTCTTGTCCTCTGGGTCGTTCTCTGGGAGATATTCGGGGTGATCGGCAAGCCATTCGTCTTTGTAGTGGTCAAGTTCGCGGCGGTACTGTCCCGTCTCGATCTCTTCCTTCTTCACAAACCCGAGTTTCTTTGCCGCTCGCTCGATCAGAGCGAGGTCGGTTGGTGGGATGTCAACATCATCTTGGAAGTCCGTCTTTGGCACGATGATGAGTGGTTCTGCGGGTTGATCCCGAAGCCCACGACGTTCCCGTCGAAGCTCCTGGATGTCCTTCAGAATGTCCTCGCGCTGACGTTCAAGTGCCGTAACATTCCATGCCTCCTTCTTCCCCGTATCATCTTCCTCACCTTCGCCAACAGAATCGTCTGATTCGGCAGTCCCCGTTTCCGTAGACTCCTCACCTTCTGATTCCTGGGTCTCTTCAGAGACGGAAGTGGTCTCTTGGGTCCCCTCACCCCCTGCTGGTAGAGCAGGTTCTTTCACTTCCTCGGAGTCGTCATCATTGGTATACGACTCACGCATGTCGAGCGTTGGCATACGAAGGTTTCACTCCAGTTTTTGACTTCCGTGGAGAGGGAAGGCTTCGTAAATAAAAGCCCCTGATCCTTGATCAGGAGCCTCGTACAAGCGACGAACCGAAGGGAAACCGTGGAGTAAACACCTCCGGCTCGGAGCCGCCTGTGCGAGACCCCCGAGTTCCACGGTTTCGTTTGTACGACCCTACTCGAATGTATACCCAAACTGTTCCGCAAGTTCTAGCACTGCCGACAAGCCATCTGTCGTGAAGCGCTTTTCTTCATCCTTCTTTTTCATCATACCACAAACCAACTTGACTTCCTCATCTGACAGTTCAAACCCCTTGTGGATATCTATTTCTTTCCCATCTTCTGTACCCCCCTCTCGTGCATCCCACTTGACCATGTTTTCTTCATTTCGAAGTTTGAATTGCTTAGCTTCGTCAGGGGTAAAATCGATCTTGTCAAACACCTTGAATATCTTATGCAAGTCTGACAAAGAGTACCCCGGTCCTTTTCCTTCCTCATTCAGCATTGCCTTCAGAAGCAAGCGGTGGACTACCTTGAGATTGACGGTCTTCATAGCATCATGAGATCGAATAATCATTAGACTTTCATGGGTTCAAAGTTGTTGAACTGACGCTTGATGTTATCACGGATACGTTCAGACCACATCAACACATCTGCGACATCCGTCGCACGTCGGATAAGCCCTGTTGAGAAATCATACGGCATCATGGTCTTCTGATCCCCAACGCGCCGGTCCCACTGTGGAGGAACAATGAACTTGAGTGTGTAGTTCCCTCCAGATGACTCCATGATCTCAAGCCTGAAGTCAGGACCAAGGATCGCATCGACCTTCTCACGCCATGCCTTCGGGATCATCCCTTCGATAGTAGGTGCATCAGGCATGGGAGTTGCTGTTTGTACCGACCCTGGGGTAACGACGACCCCAGTAGGAACCGTGATCACAGGACTTAGCACCCGTTCCGCCAATGACCCCACGATCTCGGTCAGCTTATCGAGTTTGTCTGTCAACGTGCTAACTTTATCCTCAAGTCCCTCACGCGGTTCACACTCCGGCACACTTGCTGAAACAGATGGCACCATCTCTGTGCTTCCGCCTATCACTGTCTTCTTTCCTCTTGGCATATGAGAATGATTAGGTAATGATCTTGTTTTTATTGACATTGCCTGAAAATACTTCCTCAACATCCGGCACAACATCGATCCATGGAGCAGAGACGTATATCTTCTCCCCTCGCTTGTAATCCTTCTTCGCAACAAAGTCGAAGTGCAACATCCGTTCAAGCTTCCGTACCCGTTCCATCTTCACAGGTAACATCTTCTTCTGCGTCTCCATGTCCCCAATGATGAGCATGATGCTCACAAGATCATCCCGCTTCACATCAAACTCCTGGTCTCCTTTCCGAATGCGCATGATCTTACAATTCTGAACCTCGGGATTGGAAGAGTAGTTCACCTCGATCTCGATGTCCTCGTTCGTGGTCGTCTTCAGTACAAGCTTCCTGTGTCCTTCGAGCATAAGTCAAGTCTACCATCCCTTACCCTTTCTTTGCCAACAGTTCCTGTGGGCGTAAGAGCAGATATTCCCCTTCGTCAAGCCGCACCCGCTCCCCAGCAAACTCATTGAAATAGACCAAATCACCAACCTCAAGACCGAGGTCTTGCGCCTCGCCCCCTGTCCCAATGGCTAGCACCTCACCCCACGCTTTCTTCATCGCATCCTTTGCTTCATCAGGTACGATCAACGTAGATACGGATAACTCCATTTGCGCCTGTCTTACCAAGAAACGATTTCCAAGGGGCTTCAAGGTCATACACGTAGACGATGATAGGGGAGTGAGTTGTGATTTCCAAACGACTCTTCATACACATCAGCAAGCCACGGCAAACGCAGTTGATGCTTGTCTTTCGCAAGCAAGAGGACTGTCGCTATGCCATCAACACGGAGCCCTTCATTGTACAGACGGGCTCGCTTCTCCTTTGCTTCATTTGGTCCTTTCGGACGACCAGCGCCTTTCATTTTTGCTTGATCGATTGATTCGCTAAGCGCTCGATCTCATTCATCATGGCACGCACCCCCTCGATCTTGCCGTCACGGATGAGGCAAGACTTCAAATACTCAAACTCACTCGTCCCAACCCCTTGCTGCCTATGCCAATCTGCAATGAGTTCTTCCGTGAGAGAGACCAAAGATTTCCATGCGTTTGAACGCCAGAGGACAGAGAGTTCACCGATCTGATTCGGGGTCATTCTGGATCATTCAACACGTGACGCACCACTGACAGCCCCTCCCAATGTTGTCGGTGCGGACCCGATCTGTGCGACAGATTCGATCTGTTCTGCACCGCCTGCTGGGTTCGGGACTGTTCCTGCCGGGACTTCTGCACCTCCTCCTGTGGATAACTTCGAAAGTATAGCAGACATGTCTCCCCCTTGCATGGGGGCTTCACCTGGTTTCACAAATATCGGTTCCTGCACCTTGATCCCAAAGAATTGCTCAAGCACCTGCTTCTGGACATCGTTCAACTGCGTAGCCAAATCACCAAAGTCGATCGATACATTCATCCGTCCTTCCGGTCTTGCTTCTGGTTCCTGCTTCGGTTGTGATGCCGCCTTATACAACCCTTCAAGATAGTCCACAGCGATCCAATCCTTCACGTCCTTTTCAAAGGACTTGATGATCTGCTTGATCGGTGGCATGAGAACAGGGACCAACATAGGGTTCGCTGCCATGGACTGAATGGACGGGAAGACCAAGTTGAACATGTCCAAGTCCTGACGCTTCGTGAGTTCCTTGGATGGTGCAAGGATGGACTGTGGTTTGATACGCACGATCCCTTTCCAGTCGAGTCGTCCAACAGGGATATTCACACCGAACCGGAAGAAGCGACGTTCAGGGCTCTCGATCAACTCTCCTTTGTCATCAGCATCGAGCGACAACGCCACCTCTTTGTACACATTGGCAAACTTTGTTGGCTGAACCGAATTGCCAGCCTCATCCACTGCACCTGTCGGCTCGTCTTGATACAGCAGATCACTGTTCTCCTTCGGACTATTCGCTTCAGCGAGATACTTCTCGATCTCTTCCTTCCCTAATCCCATCTCCTGCAATGCTTTCATGAGGTCATCAACATCCGTCCACTCAAGCATCTCTGGGGTTGAAAGGATTTGTTTCTGCCATGAAAGTGAGATGTACGCTTCGTCTTGCAACGCATCCAAGATGTAATCGAGCGGTGTCTTCATGCGTGCCAAGGCAGTCTCCTTTGCCTGGAGGTCTTGTCCAAGCGTCTTCCCTTCGAAACTCCCCTGAAGCTGTGCGGGGACACCAGAGTTCAAGTCTTTTCGCTCCTGAAGGAACCCCAGTCCTCTCCACGCATCTTGCCCAGGTCCAGGAACATCCAAGAACTTGATGTTGTTCGGGTCACGTACCTGTTCACCCACGCCCGGTGAAATAACGAGCTTCCCATTTGCTCCAACCGTATCCAACCCGTTATGGAAGAACATCTTGTAGATCGAAAGGGTCAACTGGTCGATGGTCATGTTCATGATCCGGTCAAACAGCACCGAGTCCTGACGAATAATCTCGTAAATGCCGATGCCATAGATACTCCGGTCATCACGCGGGGTCCATGGGGCGTACCAGAGTGACAACTTCCCATCGTCATTCGGGAGTGGAGACCCATAGAGCACGACATCCTGGTCCGGGATCCACACCGTGTACATGTCCTTCACTTGGTTCTCATAGAATCCCACCGTGACCATCTCTGCTTTCTTTTCAGAAGAAGGGATCTCTTTCCCACCCTCCTGCTTCTTCACGCTCGGACGTACAACCCTAACATTCGGATATAGGTCTTCCGGGAACTCCTGCTTGAACCGATCCATGGAGTATTCCTCCTCGTGGTACCAATCATCCACAGACAGCGCATCACCAAGTCTTGCAGTCTCCGAGATCCAGACAGCCCATGGATTCAAGTTTCGACGACACAGATCATTGAACTTGACGAGTCGCTTTTCCGTATACTTGTCCTTGCTCGCGTCATCCTTGTGATACTCGGTCCGAATGCGTTTCTGCATTTCAACGATACGCGGGTACGTCTTTGCAACAGCAAAACCATACCGAGCGAGGTTGAATGAAAAGAGTTTGAGTTGCTGCTTTGCCCCTGATACTTCCCATGAGTTCTTCCAGTTCGCATATGCGAGCGCTGTCGTTGCTTCATACCTTTTCGCACCAGGAAGAAAAACTGCCTCGGGGTTCTGGTCGATCAGGATGGCGAGCGCCGTGTTGACCTTCACGTAGGTATCCGGACTCGCTTGGTTGGCTTGCCACCCATCCTCATCTCCCACCTTCACGAGTCTTGAGCGGAGTCCTGTCGACTCATCCTGTTCAAACCGGGCACGGCTGTTCCCAAGCGTCAATTCATGGGGCGTGTACTCCTGATCGATCTCGGTCCAGATGTCTTCAATAGACTTCTGCAACCCATGGAGCTTCGCTTTCCTTGCTTCTTTGAGTTCGAAAACACGCTTCTTCAAAAACTCCTTGGTCTGTAATTCGATCCCTTGGGGGGCATAGGAATCCAAAACGTCCATCTCCTTCTTCACATCCTTTTCTTTCAATCCAGACACGCTCTTTGCTGTCTTAATCTTTGGCATACCGAACATCCACGGTTTCAGTTCAGGTATGATGAGTTAGGTTTCCTCCAGATGATACCACGTCCTCTCTCTCGCATGAAAGTAGCCAGTGAACTGTGCTCTCTCCTTTCGGTCCTGTCCTATGGACACGCCTAGACGGAGTTACACCGTCACGAGTATCCCACTTGCACACCAGCTAACGTTTTCGATTTGCGTAGAAACGACTCAAATTGGCAGGGTTCACCCGTGACTGTTCCTTGTGCTTCATGACGAACGTCTGAAGCGGATCAAGCGGGGTAGGGCTCTTTGCCTCATGGAGCATTGCCAAGGCATACCTACAAACATCCGCAATATGATCATCCCCCCCGGAATCCAAATCCTCTGGGTGGTGTGTGTCATGGACCAAGGTCGGGATGGTCCGGACCGCGTTCACACAGTTCCTCCAGAATACCATACGCGGCTTCTCCTTGGGGCTATGACGCAAGTATTCGTGCATAAGCGCCCACCCATGGATGCGATGCTTGGGGCTTGGAATGGCCATTACACCGTTCCGTTCGTATATTTCGGCAATAGTCTCCCCTGCCCCAGTTTTCGAGTAACAGGCGGAGTCTAGGACGGTCCAGGCATACTGCTCCCCAAGAGACAGCTTGGCGATCTCGGACGCATTCACATCCGCATCCAGTCCAGCCGCATAGTATTCTCGATACCAGACCACACGCCCATCGTGGTCTATTGCCCCCCACATACAGGCCGTGGGTGCCGTTCGGCCATGGTCGATCGCCCTGATCCGTTTCCATGAGGCAGGGAGTTCGTGAGGATCGACAACGTGGACATCATCAAACCATTCCGAGAAGTATTGCCCTTCGAAGACATCAAAGCTCCCATGGAGCAAAGCCTTCTTCTGCTGTTCAGGAAGGTTCTCAAGTCGCATGAGATACCCAGGATCGTTCTGAATGAGGATCGGGTTGTCTTGGATCGTGGCACGGATGAAGTCATAGTCCTTTGGATCGTACCCTTCCGCCTTGCATGTCTTCTCGACCCACCGATCCTTCACGAACAGATGCCCGCGATTACCTGGGTTCGTGGCGGCAAAGAAACTTGGTTTGATATCCGCCTTCACCGTGCGTAGACGAGAAATGATGTACGTGAAGAAGTATTCACTGAAGTGCGTGAGTTCATCGACTCCAATAAAATCAAACTCTGCCGACTGATACCGATACACGTCATTGTCTGAATCGCAGTATGCGAACTGGAGCGTGGAAGCATTCTTGAATGTCGCAAGATGATTCTGGATGTTGTACGAATACAATTCTTGCGGACACTTTTCTTGAAAGCGCCGGATGAGTGACATCTCAAGTTCGGGATATGTACGACGAAAAAGCACACCATTCGTCTTTGGTTTGACGAGACACTTGATCACTCCTTCCCACAAAATTGCTTCACTTTTTCCAGGCCCAGCCGAGCCTCCGAACAGTCTGTACGGTGCATCGGACGCATGAAACTCACACTGTTTTGGGAAAGGTTTGTACGGAAGGAT